TTTATTAAAGAAGTGTCGAAACTTGGCACTTGAAAATGAATATATGCATAATATTCATACAATTCACATTTTGCGGTTTGTAAAGACATTACAAACAATGCTATTAAAGTTATTTTTTTCATAATCTTGTGTTTTTGGTTAATTAATCCTGCGAAAACCCAAAGGATTCGTTATAAGTTAAAATGTTCAATTTTTATAACATTTCTTACTATATCTGCAGCTTGTTGCAGTTTTCCTTTTCTTGTAGCAGCAGCATAAGTAGCATAATAATCAGCAAAATAAACAGCCTCAGCAGCAACCTTAGAAGTAGCCTTAGAAGCAGCCTCAGCAGCATAATAATTAGCAACATCAGGAGTAGTAGCAACATAAACAGCATCAGCAGCAACCTTAGCAGCAGCATCAGCATCAGCAGCAAATTCTTTTAATTCTTTTTTGCTTATTTTCCCTTCTCCGTAAGAAATAGCAGCTTCTACAGCCTTAATGCTTCTTTCATCTTTCATCAAATGCTTAACCGTTTCTGCACATTTCCCATTTACAAGTGTTAATAATTTTACATCATCAGGATTTGTTTTAGCGAAGAGCCACAGCAGCCAATCGCCTCTCTTACACTCCTCATAAACCTCTTGCCATGATGACTTTGTCTCTGCCCATTTAATCGCTTTATCGCAAGCGTTTAGTGATTTTAATTTTTTTATAAATTTTTCTTTGTCCATAATCTTGCGTTTTTAGGTTAATAATTAAATATTGTTTTTTAAAATTTTTTAATAATCTTGCGAAACCCCTACTCACCGTAGCTTTCGGGGAACGCAAGAGTTTTGTTATTTGTAATAGTTATTTTGATCATCAACAAAGACTATATCGCCTTCATCGTCCTGGTAAGCACCTGTGATGCTATCAAATATTTGTTTTATATCGTTTCTTAAATCGTTGTAAGATATGAATTTAACAATCTTGTCGCTTTCTTCGTCTTCATACACTGCAATTCGGACGTCTTCATCGAAAAAATCTTCAATTTCGATGATTAGATTATAGCAATTATCATTATATTCTCCAGATTCAGCCAGCTCTTTGATTTCTGTTAGATAATAATCAAACAAATCGTATACTTTATATTCTTTGTAAAGTTTTTTTTCTCGCTCTGTCAATTCGTCTACACTGTCATATCCTAACAAATCAGCGACCATATCCCATTCAACAGACCAGGGTTCGACTCCTATTAGTTCTATAAATCCTGGTTTATGCGAGTTGTTATAAGACAAGTCGCCTGAATGTACCTTCCCGGATTTTTCGACATAGATAGGTATTCTCCACCATGACCACGGAAAGTTAAATGCTTTTTTGATTCCTTCTTCAAGTACTTCTCTTAATTGATCCTCATCAATTACGATTTTTTGTTGTTTTGTGATTTCTTGTGTTTTCATTTTTTTGCGTTTTTTAGGTTTAAATAATATTAAATTAATACAATACAAATATAATACTTTTTTATATAAAAACAAAATATTTTTGCAATTATTTTTAAAAAAAATATAAAAAAATTTATAAATTATTGATTAATAGTTAAATAAGGTTTTTAAAAAAATCTTCCGGCAATTCTCTTTTAATATTGTTTATATTGGTGTGTATCTTAAATGTTTTTTCATTCTCTTTACAAAGAATAATAACAAGATTATTTACATAATCTAAATGTAATACTTTTCCTTTATATTCTACCCCTTTGTCTCTACAAATAACATCAGTTCCTTTATAAAAGAAATATGTCTTATCCCAATTCCCTTTTGTTTTTAGTTGATAATCGTCCCTATAGTCAAAATTAGGAATACCCCAACTTTGTAAAAATTTTTCATATATGTATATATTCTTTCGTTGTTCATTATTAAATATACTTGGAAAACTCTGTTTTAAAGAAATTGATTCAATCTTTTCTCTCTTTTTTTGACATATATCTTTAAATTTTTTTTTATCTTTTTCTCTTTTCCAAAGTTTATAACGTGTGTAATAACTTAAATACTCAATCTGTAATCTTGTAAAAAGATCAGAAATAGTCAAATCCCTACTTTTTCTTAATTCCATTTTTAAATTGTCAAAACTTTCACCGAATCTTTTAAATAAAAACATCCAAACGATTTTTATAAAAATAATAAAAATTTTTTGAATTTTTTATAATACTTTTTAAATAATCCTTCGATGAGTCTCCTGCATCAATTTCTTCTTGTTTAAACTCTCCCACTCTTAAATCATAATCTTTCAATTCCCATCCACACCTTTTTACTTGCGAATTTGTTCCAAAATCATACAATATTATTATTTTTTCTACATTTGTTTTTCTTATTAAAGCTGCTTGATGTTCAGAAACATAATTACCAAAAGTATAGCAGCATTTAATTTCCTCATTATCGTACAACCCTAACTGTTTATTAACATTAGCGCAATCAAAAAGCCCTTCCACAAGATATAACTCTTTAGTGTTCTCTGTTATCTCATCATACCCACCTAAAATCTTTTCAAAATCGGTATTGTTACTATTCCTATATCTCAATTTTAATGTTTCCTTATTTTCTTTAAATCTTCTAAAATTGTCTTTGTGCCACTCTTTACTATTCTTACTTCTTGCAAGCCATCCAACTAATTTATTTTCTTGATATAATAGAAAAATTAAGTATTTTTTTAATCTTATATCCTCACTAACCCCCACTTTATATTTATTATACTGAATAGGCTCCCACCCTCTGCTGTCTAAATATTCGTCATAATATATCCTCCTGTATTTAAAAGGTTTTTCCTTTTCTTCCAATCCTCCAACTTCTACTTTTCTATTATATATCTCAAATGAATTTTCTAATTTTTCTTCAATAGGTTTTGAATAATACTCACCTTCTATCAGGTCACCTCTCCCTATTTCTTTTAAATACTTGTTTAGAGAAATACCTTCATGTTCATAAAAACAATGAACAACTCCTCCTTTGTTAGTAAATAATATTCCGATTTTATCACTTCTTCCACACAAAGGGCACTTAATATTAGAAGAAGACATCCACCCTTTAGAACCAAAAGGCTTTAAATTAAACTCTTTTACAATTCGTTCTTTATTAATCAAAATTTAATATTAGTTTAATATTGAATTAATGGTTTTTTAATATTTTTACAAACAAAAAAAATGAAAAAATTATTTACATTATTTGCTACCATTTTTCTCTTTTCTTGCTCAGTCAAAAAACAACCTTCAAACTTCCCAAAAAATTTCAAGGAAGCTGAAATTTATATTGAAAATCAATTTGAAAAAGATTATCCACTATAATTTACCTTTCTTACCTCTTATCTTTCTGACTGTATTTATAGTTTGATCTAATTCTTTTGTTCTTTGGGGGTCATAAAACCTTCCATGATCATAATTTGTTGCTATCTTAATGCTTCTGTTCTTAATCGGATAGTTTCTTAATTTATCAAAATACAACCTCATCACATCTTGCTCTTTTTCTGCTTCTGTTTGATTAAAAGTAATTGAATAACTAAAAGAGTTAAATAGGTTTTTAGCGCCTGAAATATTATTTCTTGTCATATGCCAAGTTGGATCATTCCATTGTTCTTTAGGAACATTGTCTGCTTGATCCACAGTCAACACCCTTGTTGACAATTGAGTTGCAATGTTCTTAATCTTTTGCGCTGAATTTTCTTTCTTTTTCTTAATTGCTTCTGTAGATATTCCATATTTGTTGCTGTCCCCTGGGTGTAACAAATCAATACTGTCAATTAATATAACATCAGGATATTTACCATTTATTTTGTAAAAATCTTCTCCTAATTTCAAAATATCTTTACAAGAAGCCTCATCAAACATCTCAAATGCGTAAATATGTACATCCCGTTTTTTTTGTTGCATTTGGTGTGATATTTTTAATAGTTTTTTTAAAACATCACTATCAATATCTGCATACTTAACGGCCGGATACTTTAATGCAGTCCAGACCTGTGTATACTTATCAAAACATTCTTTTTTACTTCCTTCTAATTGTACATGCATCACATCATAACCTAACCTTGCTGCATATACTCCAGCATATTTTAAAAACGTTGACTTTCCAACTCCTGAACGGGTAAGTGCTATAAATGTATCTCCTTCATCTATACCACCAAATATTGCTTCGTCTAACTCCTTAATTCCGGTTGGAACCTTATCTCTATCAAATTCCCCCGACTGTTTCTTTATTTCTTTTTCTTTAACATCTTCTTCAAAGTCTTCAAATAGTTTAATAAATCTTCCACTCTCACGTTTTAAATTAAAATTTACAATACTTTCACTTTCTTGCGCAGTAAGTTCAATTGCTTCATCTGATTTATCGTCATTATATAAATCAAATGTCTTTTTGTGAAGAATTTGAAACCTAACTTTCTTTATATAATCTTCAAGTTCAACTAAGAGTGTATCTATATTGATAAAATCACATTTTTTTATCTTTTCAAGATATTCTTGAACTTCCAGATCATTAGAATGTTGTTGACTTACAAAACCATATGTTGGTAATTCGTTATTATTACTATAATAAGAGGATATTGATTTGTATATCTTCTTAATATAATCTGTCGGAATGTAATTGTACTTTAAATGGTCTTGAGAAAGCTCTAAAATTTTTTTATTTGTAAAACAATATTTTAAAAGCTCTGCAAGGAAATCTTGAGTTAAATGTTGTGCCATTTACAAATTTTTAAAAATATAAAATTAATAAATTCTATTATATATAACTATATATAATATGCTTTTAATTGTTTTTTCTCTCGTAAGTCACTAAGCGCAAAGAATGAACTCATCACTCCATCATCTGTTGCCCTTGCGCTTTCTAATTTACCAGAATCTTCAAGGTAAGTTATTGAATTAAATTCACCACAAAGCCAATTAGTTGTTTCTTTACTTTTCCCTTCTTTATAAGGTAACTTAATTTCTCCCCTTTCAAACATTACAGATATAGAAGGAAGTCCTTCATAGCTGTTTTTCTTAACTTTAGACGTTGTTGTAAACTCTTCTATGTTTTTAACGCCCCTTTCTCTGACCAAGTCAGACAATATACTTTGGAAACCATTACTTTCAGCTACTATCTTGTTTGCTTTAAACATTTGATTTAAACGGCATATAACGTCTACTTGTTCACGATGACTTGCTCCCTGTTTACGCCAGACGTGCATCAAATAATATTTACCATCCCAATCCTTACCCCAAACAGTAAATACACTATAATCAGCCCCTATATTACCAGATATAGCAAAATCACACCCAATGACAACCCGTTTCATTTTTATTGAAAAAGATTCTATATTATTTACATAACTTACATTTTCCATTCCAATAAATGATTTTCTTAAATAATCGTATGGGAATATTGTTGAATTGTCTGTAACAGGAGAAACAAGATACTCTCTTGAGAATACAAGACTCCCCAGTGATCTTTTTATATTCATTAAATGTTCAAAGTCAAAACCTCTTTCAGGTGCAAGAAGAGAACCGTCAGGAAAAATGGCAGGATATTCAAACACTTTAAACATTGAATCTTCTTTTAATTCTTGATATAAATCAAAATCATGGTAAGGTGTTCCTGTAACCAATAAATGCCCATATGGTTCAACAATAGATTTTATGGCTCCATAAAATATTTCATGGAATTTGTCTCTTTGTTCTTTGCTATAAAGACAACTTTCATCTAAAAAGTCATCAACGCAAACAGCTCCAACGTGAAGTCCCCTTATAAACCCACCGAATGTTCTAAACTCTAATGTAGCTCCAGATTTGACAGTTATTTTATCAATACCTAACAACGAAAGTGAATCAGGCCTCATGTCTATTAACATATCATTCATTCTAATCTCTTCCGAGATTAATTTCATATGTTTTCTTGCTAACTTGCTTTCATTAGTTATTATTACAGTTTCTTTACTGTTCTTGTTATCTATAGTTTCTTTTTGTAAGAAATTTGGTCTTCTATGTCTCCATAGTCTCCATAAGGGAAACGAAAAACACCCCTCATAACTCTTCCCATGCCCTCTACTTGCAAGTATAACACACCAGGGATACAATTGAATGATATTACCCCATTCAATATTTCTCCACCCCTGATTGAAATTAGGAAGCATTGTTGTTTTAAAATAATTATAAGATAGCCTCTTCATTCCATCATCAAATGAATCTGTAAACTCAGAAAGTCCTTTAAATTCTGGCTTAAAAGTATCATTGCAATTAATAATACTATAAGTAGCGTGCATCATATCTTCTATAAGATCATTGATGTCTCCATCTCCACCCTCTAACAACTCATTTAAAGCAGTATCAGGTAAATTATCAACAATATCCATCGTTGACTCTAAAAGATTTCTAAGTTCCCTTTGTGTTAGTGCTTTATAATTCTTCCCCATTAAAACTCAAAAGTTTGCCTGTATCTTACTTCACTGTCTCCATTCTTTCTCCCATCACCTCTCAAAGACATTATAAGTTCTTTAACAAGGTCTTTGTTTGCTCTTGTATCTCTCATTGCTCTATGTGCATCTACTAATTCAATACCTGCATTATCACAACATGTCGAAAGTTTATAATCAGTGGATTCTTGCCACTTCATTCTACCCCACCACATTGTGTCTATAAAAAAATCCGAAACCTGACCATAAAAATTGCTCTTATGAAATTTAAAAAACTCTTCCATAAAAAGATTATCAGATTTAACAATATTATGTCCAGACAATATTGGCTTATTTCTACCCTTTTTATATTTTTTAAAGATTGATTCAATATCTTTAACAACTTCTTTTGAATCTTTACCTTTATTAATCTTATCTAATGTAAGCCCATTAACAACCAATGCCCCTTCTGTAATCTTATAATTTTCAGAATATGGGACGATTAAATTATCATACTCTTCAATTTCATTTAAATCATTATCAAGAACAATCATTGCTATCTCTACAACAGCATGATCCGTTGACTTCAAACCTCCGGTTTCTATATCATAAACAATAAAATTATAATCTGCCTTCATTTTTTAATCTTCTTTAATGATATTATAAAGATTCACGCTTGTTATCTCTTTTACTTTTTCAATCCTGTACTTTCCTAAATATTTAGGTAACCTTTTTTGTTGATAAACATATAATTGTACGTTAGCGTAAGTGAAATCCCCTCCTCCACGCTTACAAAAATTCTCATTCATAAAGTCTCTCATTGATGAGAGATTTAAATTCTTTGCTATTATTTCCATATTATTAATTTATATTTGTATCTATTATTTTAATATTATTCTTATTACGTAAAACGTTTTCAATCATACTAAACTGTTCATCTCTTTCTTCTTCATTGTAATATATGAAAGTTTCGTTACTATACAACGGGATATTTTTTGTTATATCTTCATCTACTTTGTTTATAATAATACAATAAGATTGTTGTTGCTCTTTTTTATCCCATCTATCAAATTTACCAAAATTATACAAAAACTTTAAAATAAAATAGCTATTTTCTATTTTTATATATTCAGTCTCCTTTTCTGATATATTTTTATTAATACTTTTTTCATTTTCTTCATCCTCTCCCTTATTTTTATTAAAATTAGTATTCCACTCCAAAATACTTTCTTCTATATCTTTATCTGCATAATATTTATAATTATCTAAAATAGCAACTAAATCATTAATTTTTAATTTTTTCAATGATTCTCTAATTTCTTTAAAAATATTAGCGTCTTCTTTAGATATAGGAGATATTCTATATTCTTTCTTTATTAAAGAATTATATATATCTACCGCTTTTTGTACGTGTTTTTTTAACATTATTAAAATAATTCTTTTAAGAATGAATTTATGTATATGAATACATATCCTGATAAATTTAACAAAATTATAAATACATAAAAACCAAATAACATTAATCCCCACCATTTAATAATTGCCCAATTATTAAATGATTCTAAAAACTTCTTCTTTACTCCCATAATTCTATCTATTATTATGTCATAAAATAAAGAACCTAATAAGGCAACATAAACAAGATACATAATTTTATCATAAGTCACAAAAGGAAAATGTATCGGAACAAATAATAAATAAGCTAATAATATTCCAACATTAAACCTCATCCAAAATCCATACCTATGATGCAATACAGAATATCTTTCAGATTCTTCTTGAGATGTATTTCTATATAAACCCCACATAATAAAATGCCCCTCTTTTAGTCCTACAAATATAAATAAAGTTGTTGTCAAAAAATAAAGTCCCAATAATTCTAAGTTCATAATTTTTAGTTTTTAAAGTTTAATAATTGTTTTAAAATTTGCTAAAGTTGATTTGTGTTTTACATTCATATTCAAATGTTTACATTGTTGGTTTTATATATAATAGTTAGGTACAATTAAATGTAACCTTTATTATCTTCTTCCCATTCCGCTTTGCTTATCTCTTTTAATTCTTTTCTATGTAGCTGCGGATGACCTAAGCCCCAACACCAGCTAAGTAACTTACCTTCTTTGTATCTCCATTCTACACTCCAATCCCCTGCGTCTCGGTAGTAATACTTTTCATTGTTTTCTAATCGCAAAGCTATACTCCCCATTCTTACATATTTTGGCGGTTTTTCCATAATCAATAATTTAGTGTTTTTAATTTTATGTTATATTCTTTCAAATATCTTATTCTTTGTGGTTGTATATTAACTGCATCACCCAAGCATCTTCAAACTCATACATTCCACAAGTGTCACACGCTTCATCCATTGTATCATAATAAATAATTTCACCTTCTTTATTTTTCATAAAATCCATATTCCGAATATCTATAATTACATATTTTCCTACCATAAGTTATCATTTTTAAAATTATTTCGTTTGCTATTTTGATAATTTCGTTTTTCATATCTTTTACTATGTTTATTATTTACGTTAACTACAAGTGCTACATTCGTTCACTTAATCAGCTTTTGTGGGTTCATCCATAAAAGAAAAAAGCCCTCGCTCTTTTGCCTTTTCAAGGCAATTGGGGTTAATATCGCAACCAATAAAACTTCTGTTTAAATTTTTACAAGCGTGTGCAGTTGTAAATGCTCCAGCGTAAAAATCAGCAACTAAATCACCTTCATGACTACTTGTTTTTATTATCCTCTCAATAAGTTTTACAGGTTTCTTAGTATCGTACTTATAGTTTTTACTTTCACTCTGTAATGAATTTAAAAACTTAATATCCTCCCATACATCTCTTACCCTAACATCTCTGTAATACCCAAGTTCATCTTGTTTTACATCCATAAATTTCTTTTCAAATCGCACTCTTTCAAACTCATTATTAAAAGTAAATTCATTAGTCTTGGTATAAAACAAAATATTATCGTGCTGTTTAATGTATGTTTTACCTAAACCCTGTGAACGATAACCCCAAATTATTTCATTTCTAAAATTATCATAACCAAAAACGTCATCCATTATACACCTAATCCAGTGGTTAATTCGCCAATCCATCTGTAAATAAATACTCCCTGTGTCTTTTAAAATACGGTACATTTCTTTAATTCTTGGTATATAATGTTTTTCTATTACTTCACGTTCAGGCTTTAAATCTTGGTAGTCTTTAAATTTTCTACCAGTTCCGTAAAGTATATCGCAATAAATTAAATCAACCGTATTATCTTGCATTTCTGCCATTAATTCAAGGTTGTCGCAAATTCTCATATCTAAAAATTGCCTTCCCCTTTTTTCTTTTACTATCATTCGTTCATTTATTAAAGTTTGTACTAAATTGTCCACACCACATCTAATTATTCTATATAATTCTTCTTTATATTATCAAGTTTTCAGAATTGTTTCTTAATACTACAATCAAATCTTTATTTTTTTGAAATATCTTCATATTTTCTCTGTCTCCAAAATCCCATCTTTGATGGCAGCTAAAACACAATCTTTCTCCATTAGCTTTGTGCCATCTATATTTAGGATATGCTCCTTTTGAGTAGATGTGTGAATATTGCCATTTATTTAATATTTTTCCGTTTTCTCTAAACTTCTTATTTAAAGGTTTACCACATTCATTACATTTGTTCGGCAAAATATCGTGTAAATATTTATACCATCTTTCATCTCTTTTTTTTCTTTCTAAGGCTTTTTCAAAATTATTACTACACCTTTCTCTGTAAACATCTGCCTTACTTTTTCCTTCGTGATTTCTTTTAAACACGCAGTCAGAACAAAGATGTTTATTTTTATTTTGAATAAAAAAAGACTTCTTACAATCTTTACAAGGAATATCTGACTTAAACATATTTAATTTAAATTTACAGAATCACAAATCTCTACACACCCACGAATTATTGACATGTGTTGATCTTTATAATTATCTTGTAATTTAAAATTGTTACAATATTTATAAGAATTACAATCACACAAATGACAATGTAAATTAAGCAAAGAAAAATTATTGCAAAATATTTCCATTTTTGAGGTCAATATTGACCCCTTTTTTAAATCTTTAGACATATATTTATATATTTACAATTGTTACATAATTCATTTACTTCAAAGATAAGCTCCCTACAATGCAAAAAACCCTTCTCTTCATTAAAAAACCTCTTCTTTTCTCTTCTTTCAAATTCCAAGCTACCATCTTTATTGTTTACAAGTCCAGGCAGTGGTTTTTTAATATTTAATTTATTTTCATATTGAGTATTAAAATATTTCCAGTTTTTATTTTTATTATTCCATCTATCTAAAGCCTTCTTTCCGGTTATCCAATTTAATTGAACAACTCCCCTTCCAAACCTTGTTTTTTTATCTTTATAATACTCAAATTGATAAATGATATAATCCCAAATAAAATCTTCATTAATACAATAGGATAATCTATTTATCCAATTTTCTACAAGTTTTACATTTTTACCTTCACATTGTATTGTATAATTCAACTTTCCGGTTGACTTTTGGTAAATTATATTGAAATATTCAATAAATGTTTCTATCAATATCACTGTTTTATGTATTTATAATAATACCTTTTACCCTTGTAGGTTATAATACATATATTAACACCAAGAGGGTCTGAATGTATAAATATTCTATCATAATCTTTTAATGTATATATGTGTCTTCCAGATAAGCTGTATTTATCTATTCTTTCAACATTTACACCCATCATAACAAAATGTCCACTAACATATGGATTCAATTCATCATTAGCATTTACACTTTGTATATAAGATTCAGAAGTGTCTGAATGTGTTGTGTCACTGTTAATAGTATCCCTTAAGCAAGTGTCTATTGTTTGTACTATATAATTATTAACAAATCTTTCGGCAATACAAGTATCTATAAATTGATAAACGGTATCTTTTACTATTACAGTGTCCTTTTCATAGGCAGCGTCTGTAATAGAGGATAGCTCAAAAATAAAATCACAATCATACTGAGTTCCGTACATTACAACACTCACAACCCTTTTAGGAGACTGTAAATATTCAGTTTGCCCTTCATATCTGACAGATTTAACAGTAACTTTTCTGTCTGCTGAATAATGAAGATAATTTATTTTCAATTTTGGTACAAATCCAGAAAACTGCTTAACGATAAAGTTAAACTGAATTGGTTTTTTAAAATAAATTGCACTTTGGGAAGAAAAATCTTTTATTAAAGAAGTGTCGAAACTTGGCACTTGAAAATGAATATATGCATAATATTCATACAATTCACATTTTGCGGTTTGTAAAGACATTACAAACAATGCTATTAAAGTTAATTTTTTCATAATCTTGTGTTTTTGGTTAATTAATCTTGCGAAACCCCTACTCGCCGGAGCTTTCGGGGAACGCAAGGATTGTTTATCTTATTTAGCGTTACTTATGCCAGACCATTGTTTTTAGCCCAAGCGTACCCTTCTGTTGTTAAAGCGCAAGTTTCATCTCCTTCACTTACATCACAACTACAAAATCCTTTCTTAACAAGACTACCCAATGCTCCTGCAAGTTGTTTGGTTTCATTGGTAACTGAGAATGCCCAAACCGACCAATTAACCATTTCCTCACCGCTTGCATCCATATACTCACTATCAATGATGTTCTGAATTACCTGTCTTTCAAGGTCTGTTACAAATTTTGTGTCTTTTAAGGTTTTCATAATTTTGTGTTTTTAGGTTTAAATAATATTAAATTAAATACAATACAAATATAATACTTTTTTATATAAAAACAAAATATTTTTACAATTATTTTTAAAAAAAATATAAAAAAGTTTATAAATTATTGATTGATAGTTAAATAAGGGTAAAAAAATTAAGTCCAGGATATTACAATATCTATACTATCCTGCTTGTCAAGTTGTTTTTGTGAATATATATCTCCGTCTTTTTCGACTAAATTATCATAATCATCATCTATAACGTCTTTTAATAATGTTCTTTTTATAAATAAACCTAAACTTGACCCGTTTGTTATATCTCCTAAATTAACTTTATTGCTTTCTCCGTCTGCTTCATAAAATGTTACTGAATAAGGTGCAGAATCATAATTATTCAACCTTTCAATGTAATACTCTCCGTCTGCATCTTGTGTAGGAGTTACTGCACCTATTTCTAATTTAGTATAACAATTTTCAGGATAACTGAAATATAATTCTACATCACTTACATCACTCCCAGTGTCATTATTCAGAAATAAAGCTATGTAATGAGTTTTATCGTTCTGATAAGTATATGTAGATATATCTCCAAAAAGATTATTCAATTGACTGTTTGGTACTCTTGTAGAAGATTTATATCCTCCTACACTATTTACTGTCTTTTTTTGCTCTTTATCTGTACCTGCGCTTGTTGTATAATATAATTTCATGTTTTTATATATTTAAAATAATTATCACTTAACTGCTATACGTGCGTTCTCTATTGTTGCAGAACTGCCGTTTACAAGTTTAGCTCTTATTTCTATTTTGTCCGAAGCCTCTAAATCCCTAACATGGATTTGACTTGCTATGTTACGATAATCAATTAAGACCCTATTTCCGTTAGTAGTTTTAGCTGACGTTCTTGAGTAGATTAATTGTCCCCAGTCTATGCTTTCTATCGCCGCACCACTCCTTATTATACGAAATTTTATGGATGCCTCAACAAAATTTGTTGTTGAGTTAGTATCATTTAATATCAGTCTTATTGCTGCATTACCATATATTAGAGCGTTAGGCATGTCTCGATCAACAGTTAAATCCAATATTGTCTCCTCAGATGTTGATAGACTTCCGTAATCTGCAACCTCTGCAAACAAACCTCTTTTGTGTAGTTTTGCTGGGGTTGTGATTAAAGTATCATCCGCCCCTTCATCCACATCTGACTGAGGAGCAATTTTACCACCTCCAATACTTGATTCTGTAGCTTGTTTAACAGGGTAAACCTGACGCCAACTCCCCCAAGAAATACCGTTATGTTGACGAATTAATATTTCAGGTTCCGTATCTGATGAAATTACTTGATAAGTTTGATAAAGAACAACAGAACTATCCTCTCTTTTATCAACAATCAAAAAACCCGGCTTATTACTCGGATTATTTGAAGCCGAATCTGGATTTGTTACATATACCTTCGTAGGGGATGTAAGGTTGTCAAAATCAGAAAAATCAATGTTCCCATTCAAATTAATATATGAAGGAGTGGATATACATATCCAATTACCCCATGAAGTTGTTCCATTAACATATTTCCTGGTATATATAATCAGTTCATCTCCCGAAGAAATTGATCCAATATATTTTTGATATATATCGCCAGATGAATTATCAACATATACCTCTATATAACCATCTTCATTTAAAGGTATGTTTAAATAATCTGAATTTACAATATAATTTCCCGGAGTAGTTAAATTATCTGCATCTGTTATGGTTGTAGTTCTAAACTTGTTGAGTCCTGACAAAAAACTTTTAAAATTATCAGAAGTTAAATTCCCAGCATCCGTATCTGCTTTATCGTCAAGGTTTAAGATAATCTCCCCAAAGTCTAATTTCCAATATCCATTATCACTATCTCTTTTATCTTGTACAGTAACTATACCAGTACCATCATCCCACCAAACTCTTGCAAGCCAAAAATAATCTTCATTTTTCGTTCCCGAAGGAGATGTTGGAGCTTCATCTTCATCTATCTCAGCGACCATTTCATATTCTGCCCAATCATAAATATACAAACCAGATTTTTGATCTGCATCAAGTGTCGTTCCTAATGTATAAGCTCCTACAACTATATACTTCATATTGTTCTCAGCAGTAAAACTACCTGAAAGTACCATATTTTCATCATCACTAACGCTTACAACCTCATATACTCCACTATTATTAGTCGAGCTTGTTACAGTTCCATTAGAAGATTCGCTCATTATACGAATTTTAGTAGGTTGTTTATGTATTTGTCCTCTTAATAATGATTTAAAATTTGTACTTGTTCCTGAAACACTTCCGTCCGCAGATATATCAATAGTTCCTTCTTCAAGCCTGTACTCTCGATAAGATAACTTTAACCAATACCACTGGTCTTTAGCTGGAACAGGAAAATTATCAAATACTTTACCATACATTAGTCTCATTTGAGAATCTATTGCATAACTTTCATAATTCATCTTCACTGTTCCTACATTGGTTCCTGCTTCTATTAAAAAGTCATTACCTGAAAGAGAAGGGTTTGCTATAATTCCATATTCCTCAGTACTGTTCTCAAATAAGAACATAGGAACACTATTTAAGAAGAAGTTTTGAAGTTTATTAACCTCTTCTGATTCAAGAAAAATATTCTTTTGTATATTTAATTTTCCTGTTCTTTCTGCCATTTTTTATAATTTAATTGTTAATAATTATTCTCCCACCACTATTAAGAAGCACAAAACTTCCAGTATTTAACAATAAATAATTCAACTCTGGTGTTGTTGATTCTAAATATACTGGATAATATGTGCTATTATAAGGTATTAGAAAATTTTTTATAAGTCTTGTAATGTCATTATTCTTAATACCGCTGTTATTAACAAGCCAATTTATTATAAGATTCTTAATTCCAAATATCCCTTGCGAAAGGGGTAAATTAGCTGGTCTTACTTTAATATCACGAATATAAGTTGTATTTGATGCTGCATTGCCTTCTATTCTTATAGAAGGAATAATTGACACAACACTACTGTTAAATCTTAAATTATTTCCCTGTGATATATTTAAGGTATCTTCTGAATTATTGCTTTCATCTTTATTGTAGATAACCCCACGCACCCAATACTCAGTAGATGAAATATTACAAACTTTTAAATTCGTAAAAAAGTTATTTGAAATTGACCCGTCTGAATTACTCAACAAATCAACCTGCCCGTCTGATTGATCATATGCAGTAACTCCAAAATTTACATTAGAAAGGTTGTCGTCTTTTTTAATTTTAAAACTAATCTCATAATTAACTTCTGGATTGACATATATTTTTGAATTACTGTCTCCTGTAGAGGATAATCCAGAATAACTCCCCGAAGGAACGCTGTTTATCTTTATATATCCATCTTCTAATGTAATATATGTATCATTTTCTAAAGGATATAAGGATAAATCAGTAACATCTTCTCCGTATTCATATTTTTTTATACAATTGACAATTTCTTCTGTCCCTCTATAACAAGGAGAAGATGTTCCGATATTCCAACCTATATTGTTTTGTTCTGTTAAGCAAAATATATACTCATCTGTGTTAACATAATCAATCAATCTTAACATTTCACCGTTTGGAACCCCAGTCGTTTCGCTAATAGCATTTATTTGATTTGTTCCTCTTTTTTCAAACTCACTAATATAATTATCAAATAAATATTGCAATTCAGCTATAGTGTTGTTTCTATTCCAATATATACCTATGTTTGTTAAAAATTCTTTTAATAATGTATCATTTCCTCTAATATCTTGATATTGCCTTGCATAAACAACCAATATTCCATAAAAATGGCAAATACTATACCAATAACTGATAAAATCTTCATCTTCAAATAAGCTATTTCCGGCATTCCTGTTTAAATACCAGGGTAATATTCCACGATCATATAATTTCTCTAAAACACTCAACGCCCACTGCAACACCCTATAATCATTTAAATCTATAAAATCTTTAAAAAATGTATTGTCGTAAAATGGATAAATCAAATCACTTTGTATTCCCCTTATCGCTATTTCACTTGATGAAGTAGGAGAAGATGTTCTAACATATTTATATATTACAACTAAATCACTTCTATTCGTTGCATTTATATCTCTTATATTACTTTCATTTAACGTCTCATATGATGTATATGAAGTTCCTCCATTTACGCTATACTTAAATTCTTGCGTAAAATAAGATGCATAGTCAGAATTTATAAAACTAAACAAACTTTGTGCTGTCAACTGCGGGAAAGAAGTTTGTATAGTTAACTCTGCGCCGTTCGATATTTCATTTTTTGTTACTGTTGCCATATCATCACCTACTCATTAGGGTAAAACACAGGAGAAAGCACATTATTGTTATCACTTATTATATTACCGCTCAAATCCCTCATTATAAATTTTTTAATTCTGGGTAATTCATTTTCTGGAACCTCTTCATCCTCTGAAGGATTAAAGAAGTCATCTGGAACATATTTAATCCCCTCATTTTCTTTTACAATCTGCAATAAATCATCCCATTCAACTTTTTTATCATCTGTCCAGTATCTAATATCAAAATATCTTGACATCTCTATTTGTATATTCTTACGAACCTGGTCTCCATCATAATTATCATACAACTCTACTCTAAAATCAACACCCGTACTTCCACCAACTTCATACCAGGTTGGATTAACAAGCTCAATCCCCAGATTATTGCCTATTTTATTAATATCGGTTAAAGCAAATTTACCTTGTGCATTATCTAAAAGTGTCTCTAACTCACCAGAAGTTAAATCTATTCCATTTTGAGTAACTACTGCAATTTGCAATTTCCCATCTGAATTAAAATTTTGATTTTGCAAAAACAAAACATCACTTTCAAACTCTTTAAACACTTCTGCAATATGCGCAAGAGTTTTTTGAGATGCAATATTAGGATGTTCGTATATTCTTTGTCTTAAATCTTCATCACTCTCTGCATCTCTTCCTCCTGTAACCTTAAATTCATTAGTCACTGCAATATGTCCGCCTGGTTGTGGAGAAACTTTTGTGATTGTATTTGCTTCAACGTTTGCCTTACTTCCTGTATCTTTACTTCTTACTTTAGCATAACCATATCCGTCATCACCGACAGTAAAATTTTCTGTTAATTCAAACTCTACGCCGGATGTAGAAGTAAATGTTACAGTTGATTGACTATATGTAGTTCCTGATTGTGCAATGATTTTAAGAAAAGTTGACCCCTTTGATGCTGCATTCCTTTCAAGGGAAGAAAACAATAATGCAGAACTTTCTAATTTACTTCCTGTTGCAAATTGAGGGAAAATAATACTTTCTACAAGAGAAATATCCTTAACTGCTTTTTGTCCTGCTCTTGACTGACCGAAAAACAAAGCATTTATAACACTTTCGTCTGAAAGTTTCGTTACTGTGCTTTGTTTGTTATAAAAAATTTCACTTAGAAGAGACTTCATCTCTTCCGTTGTCATCACTTTTGTTCTCATATTCTATACAATTTCTAACTTTTCTTCCAAAACTTCCCCAATCCTTGTAACAGCCTTAGCATCTAACGAAAGTTTATCTTGACTCCTGCTAATTCCAGTTATTTGAAAATTCTTAAAAGTGTCATCTTTACTAAATATATTTGCAAGTTGCCGAAAAAGTACAGGGTATTGTATTGCATTTCGATTTCCTCCTAAAAGTCCTTTATTTATCCCATCATTTGGAAACTCAGGAATGCTTCCCTTAAATGTTCCTATTAATATTTCATAAGCCTGAAAGATGGTATTCTTATATGATTCTGTTTTCAAATCATAAAAACCATCTTCATCTGCATCTTGAAAAGACAATGTTCTATTTAAATCCTTTCCGTACACCTTCTCTCCTGACACACCCCCTATAACACTCTGTATAACTAAATTAGCATTATTTTGAAAAGTGATAGTCAGTAAAGAACCTCCCTCTATATCATAATCATCTTCACGTAAACTATTTTGTTGAGCAATCTCTACCCAATCGTTATTTGGGTCTTCATACCCCAATTCATCTGCAAGATTAGATAATGTTTGTCCTTGTTTTAATACATAATCTTTTTCAAATTCATTATTATAATAAAGAGATTTGTTGCTTCTAAACCACTTATCGCTATTTGAAATAGTATCTAATTTTGTTCTTACAGATTCTACTTGATCTAACAATTCCCAATAATCATAATATTTACTTAATTTTTCTTTATATAAAGAAAAACTATTTATTATATCTTTAGCTTTATCTTTTAAATCTAATAAATTACTAACAACACTTTTTTCTAAAGGTTCCTTTGACCCTTCATAATAATTCACTATCTTTTGATAATCAAAATTTAAAAAATCTGAAAAATCATTGAAAAATTTTTCTATATCAATATTAGTTATGTCTTTATATCTTTCAAATAAATTTTTCATTAAATACTTGATGTTATAAAATTAGAAATATCTCTACCTACCTCATTAACACCTTTTTGAATAGCCCCTGCTGATAAAAGTGAAGATAATGAACGCTTAATTGTTTTGTTTCTACTGGAAACAATATCTGCAATTATTGTAAAATTTAAGCTATATGACCAAATCATATTATTTTGATTTTGATCTTGTTGTAAATTTAAACCATTTGGTTTAGGTACAACCAGATAACTTTCTCCAAGTGCTGGGTTGTAAAAATATAACCTAAACGGATTCCCTTTTTTATCAACAGACATTGCTTTACTTACAATACTTTGTAATATCTTTATACACCCATAACCTGTTTTAATCTCTGGGTTAAATTCTGCTTTTATATCGTTTACGGTTGACTCAAGTAAATCAGATGGATTATAATTACCCTCCTTAATAGAATACCTTAAACCTTTAAATGATATTGTTTCGTTCGGTGATATTAATATCTTAAATCCCCTTCCAAAATCCCCCTTTAATGTCAAATCATGTGGAGTAAAATGTTTATTGTTTATAACAACATTAGAAGTTGCTGTCTTCTTTACGTTTATCCTGTTATTTTCGCTTTTATTAATAGAGTTTGGAGCGATGGGGAACACAAAATAATCTATTGTATTTTCACCCTCTTCGCTCAATTCAGTTAATTCTAAAGACACCAAATAATATTCAAAATCTCTGGGATAAAGAGCATGTAATGCTGCCCTTCCCAAGTCTGAAAGTGTGCTCTTATATCTCCTTATAATTGAATTTGTATCTGCCAATTTATTTTAACTTTTTATAAAAATAATAAAAATTTTTAAAATATAAAAATTTATGATATAGTTCCATTTCCTGTAGACGTTGTTGCTCCCGTTTGTGCTGCTGCCGTTCCTGCTGTTGCTACAGGAATTCCAGAAGCAACAGTAACAACTCCGTTATTTTTTATATGATTTACTACTTCTGTTGCAATTGCTTCTGCCATCTTTTTTCTTGTATCATCACTTTCAGCATCTATATTTTTTATTGCATTTTCAAGTGCGCTTGCTAAAGTTGTCGAATTTAATGCCATATATATTTAATTTTTTATATTTTCGTCCTTTATTGAGTCTTTTGTTGTATTTGTTAGTGTTGAACCCCACCATGATGCTGATGCTGATTTTAAGGAAGCTCCTCCATCGGTAGGAATAGGAACCCAAACACTAAAAACGTTCTTAATAGTGTTTAAATCGTTTTCTATTGTATTGTATTTCTCTACTAATTTATTTATATCTGCAATAAAAGAATCCAATACATTATCATTAAACACTATTCCATTAGTTTTATCTACTTTAACAGAATACTCATCATCTGTTGTAACATTTTTTACCCTTATATCAACACTATTGTTAGACTTTACCTTACATTCATTAGAGGTGTATATTTCACTGTCTCCAATAATGTTAATATTCATCTTTCCTGTTCTATTTTGATTTTTAACATTAATATTAACAATCCCACCATCACTTCCATGACTGTCAACATTCAAATAAATTTCACCATTTTCTCCCCTTACCCCAACTTCTGCAAAATTTTCACCATCTTCGCCTTTTAACTTTCTTTCATTTTCTTGCAATAATTCACTCTCATCTTCTTTTTGAAAAGAAGCATAAATCATAGGAACATTGTGCATAGCATCAAGATGAAAAAGAACCGGACTACCTGTTATTCCAAATTTTTTAGGGAATTCAATATCTTTCATAACCTGCTTGCTAACATAACAATCATGAGCAACACCTCCTCCGTCTTCAAGCAAGATAGACACTCTACATCTGCGAACACAGCGTTTTATATAATCCTCTCTTGCATCTTCCTGTTGATCTGGAGGTATTATAACATATCCTTTCCCAATTCCTCCAGAGTTTCTATATTTTTTATAAATGCCTTTCATTAATCAAATTGCTTTCTTTTAAAGAAAAAATCAAAAACCTCTTGATTGATTCCATAATTCACCTTAGCTGTCAATTGCTGATTTTTAAATTTAGTTGATTCTTTATCTTCTTCACTTTCTGTATCTATTACGTTCACAAGTGTTTCATATATCTTATTTGTATCTACAACATTAAAATAAGATATATCGTTTTCTTTAAAATTATCTTTCCAAATAACATAATCTTTAATCATCCCTCTTGAGACATTTAATGTTGTTGTTCTATCAATTCCCCTCATTGATGCTGAAAACTTTTGACTAACACCTTCTACATAAAATATTTCATTTGTTGGCTTATAGTAAATAAATGTTCCTTTCTTAATCCTTCTATCTCCTTCTATTGTAATTGACCCCTTGCGAGTAAAAGGTAAATAATCATTACAATCTATAACATATTTCAAATCCCTAATTATAGCTTCCCTAAACTTATCTGCAACTGCATCATTCTTTTGATCTCCTGATAATGCTCTTTCGTTAATATAACTATCACTAATCATATAACGATGATTTCCAAAATTCTCAGCCATTTGTGGAAAATAAACAATAGGAAGATAACCTAAAGCCGTAACAGAATCAAATCCTAAAAAATTATTGTTAGGTTGAATTTGATACCAAGTATAATACTCTGTTTCCCACATCAAATTCTGACTTTCAACTTCATGGCTGTGTATTTCAATTAAATTATATTTATTTATATAATCAGTGATTGCTTTCCCAGTAAATGGCTGTTCTCTTGCTACAAATACATACTTATCACCATATGTGTCTCCAAAAAATTCAACAAACGGCTTTTGACATATCTCATTCATAAAACTTGCAAGTGTGCCTTCACCTTTAACAAGCAAATCACTTGCCTGTAATCTATTGTCTATACTATTATCAACTGCAATGTCTATAATCTGCCAAATACCATTAACCTCACTCCATTCAATATAAGGCACTACTTCTTTCCCTTCGGAATCTCTATCTACATTATCACCGTTTATTCTTACTATCTTGCTTCTTCTATCTCTAATAGATACTTGATCCTTTTCTGTTTCATTGTTTGCTTCATTATAATGCCTAAACAATTCGTTTGGAACAACTCCCAAATTAGAAAGTTGATTGATAACAAAACCTATACTTTCTCGTATTTTTCTAAACTTAAAAACAAACAGATTTTCAAAATTTCCCTTTATAAAAGTCCTTTTAAACCAACGACTGTCATCATTTGAATCAAACATTAACAAATCTGAATCTTCTACAAACATTAAGGGGTAAAAGTAAGAAGCATCATCGCTTAACAGCCCTAACAAATCTTTCCCTGTTACTGTAACAGTTACATCCCCTGAACCTGAACTATAACTTTCATGTACATCTTCAACTAATCCTATCATATCGTACACTCGTGGTTTATCAAATGTTTCTGTATCTTTATCATATCCCATGGATGGTAATTCAGAAGGTTGAACAGTAAAATTTGAATCTTTTTTACTAATTCTACTATTCCCTTCCATCTCTAAAGTCTCAAACTTTATAAAAACCACATCTTTTTGTTGTAAATATTTTAAAAAATAGGGAATATTAAATTTATCTCCATCTGCATAATTGTAATGACACAAATATTCTCCTTTTTGGTCGTGTACATTTTTAAATCCTCCAAACGAATCTAATGACAGATTAAAACCACCCCCCGACATATTACTGTTTGTTGATGCAGAAAATATAAAGTCTGTAACATCCTTTATCTCATCTAATGCACGAATATAAACCCAAACAGAAATATTATAATTTTTTAATTTTACATAATCCTCTTCAAAAGTTTTATCTGTTCTTACATTACCTTCATTGTTGTGTATAGCTTTATAATTTTTAGACCAAAATCCATCTATATCATTTTGTTCAAGAAATATATTTTCCCCGATCAACGCAACAACATCTAAAGGAGCTTTACCCTTTTCTATAACTAAAACAGTCCCTTTATTTACAACACTTAATAATCCACTTTGATTGTAATCTTCATCATACTCTTTTTGTTGTTCTTCTGTATAATTGCTCCATATTCTATCTATATTGTAAATTTCTTTATCATAGTTAGAATAATCAGTTGAGCAGACAGTGACATTTAATAAATCTGTTTTATTATAATTTTTAAAAACACCTCCTTCTGATGCTCCTGATACAAGCTCTTCAACTGTTGTATCTTGTTTTATTGTATATTTAAAATAATTAAATCTTGGCATTAGTTTATTCCGCCCGGTTTTTGTTCAATATTTTTTAAACTATCACTTATCTCTCCCAATAGAAAATTTTGTTGCTCGTATGCATCAATCATTTGACTGGATATATATACATCAGGATGTGTATTTAAGTAATCCCCCTTTAGTAATGCTTCTATATTTTCATCAACCTTTTTTTGATATTCAGTTTTCTCTTTTTTATTTTTTTCTACCCATTCAATCAACTTATCTATTCCGTTATTGAATTTTTCAGTAATAAATTCAACTCCCTTGTATCCGTACTTTTCTGATAATCCTGCTGTCTTTGCAGCACTTTCACCAACTTCTCCTGTTATATTTACAGCCCTTCCAGAGGCACTTACGTTCTTTTCTTTTAGAATGTTTAACATCTCCTTACTTACCCCTTTTCTAATATCCCAATTAGAAACAAGTTCTGCTTGCTGAGGAGTAAGATTAAACATATTCATAATTCCACGTTGATAACGCTGCCCTCCTCCTGTAACGCCCTGCATTTGCTCTAAAACTTGTGTCATATATTCAGGATTATTGAGAGGGTCTGCCATTATCTTTTCAAGGTCAAATAATGTTGCCCCATCTCCTGCTGCTCTTGAAGCAGCACGAAATTGAAGTGCTTGTATTACAGGATTAGAAGAACGTGTAAATCCTTGCCTAACTTTCCCGAATACATTAGACATGGCTTCACCCTTAAATCCTGTTTGTTCGCCAAAAGAGGCTAATACAGTTGCAATATTTTCTGTATTTACTTTATTAGTCTGCAATGCCACATTTCTTGCCTCCTGTGTAAATACTTGTACAGTCTCTGATAATGCAGCTATATCTTGCCCTGTTTGTTGTAAATATTTTTCAAAAAATAACGCTGTTTGTGTTGCATTTGTTCCTGCTCCAAATCTTCTTAATCCTGTAACACCTGAAATAGTTCCTTGATCAAGGGGCATTGCTTTTTCAAGTGCCATTAAATTCACAGCAGATTCACCAAAATCCATAGTCCTTGCTCCTCCTGCAAATCTTGCATAGCCACCATACAGATCAGAAGGTTTAAATTCCATCTTAGAAAGGGCTGTTATATCATCTTTTCTAATAGATTCACCCATTCTTGATGTATTTGCTCCTGTGTATTGACCATACTGCCCTAAAGAGCTTTCCAAAGTCCTGGCAGAATTAAATGCAGCGTTTACTGCCTTATCTAATCCAATAAATGCCAATAGCCCTCCAATTACGCCAGCAGCTCCTCCTGCACCTCTCATTGACGCCATACCTCCAGAAACTGCACTGCCGTAAAAATCTCCAGCATCTCTTGCTCCGAGCAGATCACCTCCTGTAATAGGAGAACGCATCAAATTCATTCTTTGATCTGCTTCTTCTCCTCCAAGTCTCGAAAGCTCTCCGGCTTGCAATGTTTCTTTTAATATTTCTAACTCGTCTCCCTGTGGAGAAAGTTGACTAACACGTTTAGAAGAACTGATTCTTTTTTCTACTGCTGTTCTGTCTTGCCTAATCTCTTCTTTAGAAGAGTTTTTTACAGTTTCAATTAATTCACGAAGAAGTTGTGTCTGTAATTTATCTTCACGTGATTCCCCACGCAATTGAGACATTTGAGATTTGTAAGAAACCTTATCAATCTTACCAGATTCTCTTGCTTTCTCAATTCTTGCTTGCCTAAACTCTGTTTCTAACCGATTTCTTTTCTCAATTGCACGAATCTGATCATCAATGGCAGATGTCAATTCTTTTGATGAAGTTGTGTACTTTCTAACATCTTGCACCATGCCCCTTGCAAGTTGTTCAGCAGATTGCCTCAACTTACTTTGATACTGCTCTATAGCAGTATCATCAACACCAATACGTACCTTTTTATCTGCCATTATATTATTATTCTTGCTCTATATATTGATTAAATTGCTCAATCATCTCTTCGTTTGTTAATCCACTTTCGTCTTCACCTTCTTCATGTACCCTATCTTTTAGCCAATTTCCATTTGAAGGATCATATTTTTCTTCTGTATTTTGATTTACCAATTCTTCATATATCTTATCTTCTTTATATTCAATCATCATATCTATAAAAGAAACAACCCTGTGTTCAGGTGAATTAAAACGTAAATTGTACTTCTTTCTATACCATCTGTCCACAGGGTTGTCTATATTCCACTTATATATAAATTCATTAATATCTTCTATAGAAGATGATTGTTGCTTAATATCATAATCACTTATTTGCTTGTGTCGAATCTTTTTATTAAATATTCCGAACATTCATATATATTTACTCTTTTTCTTCTACTTCTTCCTTATTTTCAAACACTTTATTAATTACATCTCTCCATTTGTTTATAAAAGGTAAAAGCTGATTTTTAAAAACATCTGTAACTTCTTTAGCATCACTTAAACTCAATTCACGCAAAGATGTTACATTCAAATCTTTCTTTAAATCAGGAATAAGTACCATAATATATGCCTCTGTATCTATAATGTCTAAAGCAAATTCACTATCTCTCGTTCCACTTCTAAACATTTGCCCATATAGCCCATCAGATAGAGTTGATTTTAATTTTTCAATATCAATAAACTGACCAGCGGTTGGGAATTTTACAACGTAATTATTTTCCTTAATTTTTATTCTAATAGTTTCTTTCATTTATCAAAAATTTTATAATTTATAAATTTTACTCCGTAAAGAACACAGGAGTTAAATACCTTCCTGATATATTTGAACCTGATATTTGCCCTTCTGCAATATCAAAATTTTGACCTTCTGTATAAAAATCATCAATTACAGCAATTGTTTCAGGGGAATCTAAAGAAGTAACAACCTTATTCTCCCTTGTTCCTGCTTTTTTACTTAAAATTTGTATACTTGTAGCTCCGTCTCCTAAAATTAAAGTATTTAACAACACTTCTGCCCCCAAATCACGATTTAAAAAAGCTCTCATCTCTGGGCGTTTTAAGTTTATAAAGAAAAAGTCACAAGTTAAAGAGCAAGAGATAGACAATGCTGGCAATTCTTGCGCAGCTATATTCCCTATCCCTCTTACCTCTCCACGTTGTATATTTTCACTAACCCTTACATTTCTCATAAAACCAGAGGGTTTATTATTAACCCAAATTATAGCTTTAGGAGCTGTGAATGTTTTTGTATTTAAACTTTCTGCCATTTTTATTTATATATTATTAGCTCTCAAATGTTTCACTTATCCAATTATAACCCCAGTGAAGAAGAGTTTTGTTATCTCTCCGTTTGGGACAAACCCATAAGTTATATTATAATTATCCTGTGTCCTTGTAACTGTTATATCTTTGAATCCATTTGGCACATCTTCTGTTGCAACCAATAAATTATCTTGAGACGCAGAAGCAACTTTAGATTTTAAAAATTTCTCTGTCCA